ATTGGCTATCCAAGGCCAAGTGGGACTACCTGATCGACCTGAGCAACATGACCGACAGGCCTGCCTTCCTAGTCGTCCATTGTGCCAAGACAGACAAGGTCAGGTATGCCAAGGTAAGCCATGAGCAATTCTACCCGAAGGTCATCCAAGCTGGTAGATCAGACCGACCAGATGACCCTAATGCCATCGAGGATATGGTCGTCCTTCCTATGGCCCGTTTCCATAGCCTAGGATGCCTCAGGAAGCCAGATCAGGGCAAGGATGAGGTTACTACCGGTTAGCGCTTAGCTCGACGTCCTGAGCCGGTTAGGATTGAGCTAGGATCGATATTAACGCGTGACCCCTAGCTGGTAGCCTCCTAAAGAACGACCCCTTGTCAAGTGGGTAACTGTCAGATTGGCCGGTCAGACGTCGATATGATGACCTTTGGACCGCATTTTGATCATCAATTAGACATAATGGATCTTGTGCGAAATCAAATCCGACGTCCATCACCCATGATTAGGGGGCGGGGGGGGTCGATCGTTGGTATCCGCGTTTTCCGTTGACGGGTTGCTAGACGTATTGCCGATATCCAAAAAATCCCCCTTAGGGTCCTTGGCCCAAGTGAGGAACTTTGCGGTTTCCTCCGGCTTAGACACCTCAAATTGGCCGTCTATGACGACTTCCTTCGCGCTCTTCAGGTCCTTACCCCTGCTTTTGAGCAGCTGGTCAAGGGATTTGTGGTCAATCGTGAATCTGTGTTCGACGACCGCCTGAGGCTGGTCTTGGAGGGCCTGAATCTTGTCTATGGCGATGCCCATGGCGATTGGGATCTGGGAGACGTGCAGAGAGTCGAGCTCGTCGACCAGCTTCTGGCTGGCCTGCTGAACGAAGGACTTCAGGTTCCGGACGGTAGCCGCCTTGAACTCGTCATTCAGACCGGTGGACTCAGGCATCGACCTTTTAATGGCTATGACGTTGTTCGGCGACATGCGTTGGAGCTTCGCGATCTCGTCGATCGGCCTGCCGGCCCTCAGGAGCTCTTCGACCGCCTGCCGGCGGGCTGGGTCGACGCGCGAGGCGTTATGATCTGAGCTCGGCGACGTATCCAGACGTCCATTATCGTTTGACATGGTTCCGTAGTGTCTTCGTTATTACGCCCATGTCAACGAGGGAGCTTGTTCGGCGTGATCCCCTTCGCGTCGATTTCACCGTGGACGTCGAGCCCATCAGGACGACGCACCAAGCCGACCTCCGGATCATGCGGACCAAGGATGGACGTCAGTTCATCGGCAAGACCTCCAAATCCAAGATTAAGATCTGGGGTCAGGAGTTCGCCCTGCGTATCCGGAAGTATAAGCCTGACAAGCCGCTCGAAGGTCCGCTTTGGCTCAGGATGACGTTTGCCTTCCCCTTGAACAAGGGCGACAAGCGCAAGAGCCTGCCACATACGGTCAAGCCGGATTGGGACAACCTGCCCAAGACCATCTGCGACGTCATGACGAAGGAGGGGTTCTGGCACGACGATTGTCAGGTCGTTTTCGGACAGGTCGTGAAGTGCAGGCACCACAAGCCGTTCGTCGGCATCCGTGTATGCCCGGCACCTTGGATAGACGAAGCCTTTGTCGACGCACTCTATGAGTCACACCACACAGACTGAGAAGGACATAATAGCCCGGTTCGGATTGCCTAGAGACGAGATGGTTCGTTTCCGGCGCGACAACCTTAAACCCGTCGAGGATTGGAACCGGCTCAGGCAGGGCGACAAGCCGGAGCACATGTGCCCGATCGTCTTCACCGAAGCTGGCCTAAAGAAGGTCTACGAGAAGTTCGGCGTTAAAGACACACCCCAAGACTCTTGGCCGAAGCTCGGCATCGTCTCGCGGAACAATTGGCCCAATCACCGTATCATGACTGTCCTTATTGACGGCAAGTCCCATAACGTCATAGTGAGCGACGCAAGGTTGTTCTACCCCGGGGCCGAGATCCTCGTCGACCGGAAGGGAAGCAAGCTGATATGCTCGCTTCGCCCGGACAGCCCTCAGAAACTTTTCACAGCCATCAGGCGCAAACACAATGAGCAAGACCTACAAAGGTAACGATAAATCCGGAAACTCCAAAGGCGGCAAGTCCTGCAAGGGATCTTCCTGCGGCAAGGGGTGGAAGGACTACAAGGGATGTAAGTAATGTCTCAGGGCTTCGACGAGGACTTCGTTAGTAAGAACCGCGGGGCCTATGAAGACCTAGTCCGCGAGCAGGAGTTTAAGGCCGGCGAAGCCCGAAGGGCCGCCAAGGCCGACCCTGTCTCGTCTAACCCGGACTCGGAAGAGTCCATGAGCAAGCAGTTCTCCGACCAAGACAAGCAGAGAGAGAGGGAGGTCAGCGACTACAGGTCGCAACAGCAGAGGGCGGCCTACGTTAAGTCCCAGCGAGACTACTTCGAGTCTGTCTCTGAGGGCATGTCCGCGGCGAGCATCGTCGAGCGCGGAGGGGCTCAACTTGCTTCGACCACTTCGATCGAATCTGGAGCGGCCGGGATCACCGCGGCTGGCGGCGAAAGAAAAGGGTCGGTCCAGACCATAGAAGGCGGGGCTGATGGGATCACCGCGGCTGGCGGAAGAAAAACAGGTCCGCACCTAGGAATAGGAGCTAGCTTCAAGGAGCAATATCAGGCCGTCAGGTGGGGCTCAGGCATGCAGGCCTATCGGACGCTAGGCAGGGCTTATCAGCGAGCTCAGCGCGAAAAAAAGAAAAACGATGGCGGCCTGACGGCCGCCAGACAGCCATATTCGTCGAAGGAGTATTTTCCGACGAGGCCAATATTTACAATAGGTGGCGTGTCTTACGGGACGATGACCTTTGAAGGGGTGACGCCCATAACGGGAGTTTATTCGGCGTGTGAGATAGGATGGCCAAAGAACACGATAGGGGAGGGGGATCCGTTCCAAAGGCACATAATGCAGGCTGGAAGGCTGTCTAGAAAGACGTCCTTTGCTTCATGAGCTTTGATCAGGTCAACATAGGGACGAGAGAAGCTCCGTTGATGGTGACGAAGCACCCCATCATACACACCCCTACGAAGGATGACCTGATAGAGCTCGCCCGCGAGATAGGGCCGGACGGTGTCGTTGAGGTCCTCAAGAGGCGCGAGGAAAAGATAAAGGCCGAGGTCAATGACCCATACCGACACGGATATGAGCCCGACCATTGGCGCGAGGCGGACGGATTGCTGATGGGCGGAAATGAGCTCCTGATAATGGGAGGCAACCGAGCTGGAAAGACCGAGTATGCCGCCAAGAGGATAATGCAGCTCCTTTGCAGCAGGCCCAACTCGCGCATATGGTGCCTGCACACGACCTCTCAAACCTCGATCCAGATGCAACAGGCGGTCATCTGGAAATACATGCCACCGGAGTTCAAGAACGCCAAGAAGACGAAGGTCACGAACATCCAATACTCACAGAAGAACGGATTTACCGACGCGACGTTCGTCCTCCCGAATAGGTCCCAATGCTTCTTCATGAACTATGGGCAGGAAAAGAAGGTCATCGAAGGTGGCGAGCCTGACATGATTTGGTGCGATGAGCTTGTTCCTCCCGATTGGGTCGAAACACTTCGATACCGATTGGTGACGAGATCCGGCAAGATGCTCCTCACCTTCACTCCCATCACGGGATACACTCCCGTGGTTAAGGAGTATGTTTCCGGGTGCCGCTTCAAAAAGACCCTCAAGGCTGATTTGCTTCCGGACACGCAGAACGTCCCGAACATACCGAAAGGCCACATGCCATACACGGCGTCGTGCCTCAAGGGGTCGGCAAACGTCATCTGGTTTCATTCGATACTCAATAGCTACTCTCCGTTCGAGCAGATCAAGTTGGCGCTTAGAGGCCGAGGTCCGTATGAGATAAAGATACGAGCTTACGGCTGGGCAGAATCACTTTCAGGCTCTCAGTTCCCGAGGTTTGGAGAGCCGAACATAATACCCAAATCCAAGATTCCCAAGGAAGGAACCAACTACATGGCCGTAGACCCGGCCGGAGCTAGGAATTGGTTCATGTGCTGGATGAGGGTTGATAAGGACGGGAACCGATACATCTACCGCGAGTGGCCTGACATAAGCATGGGCGAATGGGCGCTCAACGGAGAGAAGCCAGATGGAAAGCCCGGACCCGCCCAGCGTCAGGGGGCCGGCATGGGTGTCATAGAGATCAAGGAGCACATACGCTCGCTCGAGGAGGGAGAGGAGCTTTTTGAGCGATACATCGACCCGCGGGCAGGAAACGCCACCGCGATAAACAAGGAGGGCGGTGTCACGCTCATCCAGCTCCTAGAGGATGAACCGAACCCCATGTGGTTCACGCCTGCCGCCGGACTTAGGCTGGAGGAGGGCGTCGGCATACTGAACGATTGGTTCTCGTATGACCAGAACAGCCCCATCAGCTCGGTCAACCAGCCGAAACTTTACATATCCGAAGACTGCATAAACACCATCTGGTGCCTGCGCGAATGGACGGGGCTAGACGGAGAGAAGGGTGCGAGCAAGGACCCTGTCGACTGCATGAGGTATCTGGCTGTGATGCAGCCCGGTTACTCGGACGACAAGACCTTCAAGGCCGTCGGAGGAGGAAGCTATTGATCCCATGCTAAACCTACCCGCCAACACTCCCCCTCTTCTCAGGCTCGCCGAAGCGTCCACCGTCTTCAACTTGAGCAAATCAACCCTCCTCAGGCTCAGAAGGAAGGGCGTGATACGAACCTACAAGACCGAAGGAGGTCAGTTCATGTTCTATCGCGACGACCTCACCAATTTCATAACCAAGAACACCAATGGCCTCGATCAAATACAAGAATCACCCTAATCAGCGCGACCAGCTGGCATTCCACAACAGGGTGCCGGACATACAGTTCCTGCTGAACGAGTATCAGCGTTCGGCCTTCCATGGAACCATGGTGTCGAAGATGAATTATGCCGACGACATACGACTCGCACGATGGTCCGGACAGACGGACGACGGAAAGAAGCACAGCTGGGCCCGCCCGGATGGTGATCCCGCTTTCCCTTTTGAGGGAGCTTCGGATGTGCGAATCAGGCTGGTGGATCGACTGATCAGGGAGCAGAAGGCCCTGTTGATGCACTCGTTCAAGGCATGCACCCTGAAGGTCGGAGGCACCGAGATAGGCGACACCATGGCCGCCGCCTCGGCCACCAACCTGATGAGGTGGCTCATCGAGACCAAGATGAAGCTTGAGCTTCACAAGGAGGCCGAGCTCCACGCCGACTACATGCTTCAGTATGGCTGGTCCATAGTTCAGGTCACTTGGGATCGCCAGATGGGCAAGAGGACTCAGTCCATCAGCCTCGAGGAGCTTTCCATGGCCGCACAGCAGGCCCAGATGCAGAACGCCGGCGAGACCATGATGACCAATCTGGTCGCTGCCATTCAGGCGGGCAAAGACGATTACGCCGTTCAGCTGATGACCTCGCTGCTTCCGAACGTCAAGGAGCAGGACCTAAGGAAGTGCGTCAAATCCATGCGTGAAACCGGAACGGGATACATCGACGAGCCGTATGTCGCCAAGAACCTCCCTGTCGTCACGGCACTAAAGCCCTACGACGAGGTGTGCTTCCCACCAGAGACGAGCGACCTGCAAAAGGCTCGAGTCATCTTCCGCAGGCAATACGTCACCGAGGTCGAGCTCAGGTCCATGGCTGAAGTGGACGGATGGGACAAGGAGTTCGTCGAAAGCGCAAGCAGGACGATGGGCAACCATTACTACTTCAACGACCCGAACCTGATACCGACCACTACGATGCTCAACACGAACATCCAGCGCGGCGATAATCTGGTTGAGCTTGTGTGGGCCTATTACAGGCAGCTGGACAAGGACAACATACCGGCGATCTACTATACCGTCTTCTGCCCTCAGGTCGGTAGCGAGCTATACGGAAAGCAGGAGCTTCTTAACTACGCGCACAATCAGTATCCGTTCGTCGAGCTTCGCATGGAGACTTCCCGGAGACAGGTGACGGAGTCCCGTGGCATACCTGAGATATGCAAGACCGAACAGGAAGAAGTCAAAGCTCAGCATGACGCGATTAGGGACAGGACGGCTATCGAGGTCCTTCCGCCGGTCAAGGTGGTAAAGCGCATCGGTGCGCTCAACCGAATCGCCCCCGGGCAGGTCCTTCCCGTCACCAACAAGGATGACTACACTTGGCTTGAGCCTCCCGCCGGCCGAGCTGAGTATGCCTTCCAAGTCATCGAGCAGGTTGAGAAGAATCTTGGCAATTACTTCGGCTTCCAAGTCGGAGAAAAGCCTATCGACCCCGTCAAGATACAGATGATGAAGCAGCTTCAGGTCGACAATTGGCTCATGTTCTGGACTAGGTGCTTCAGCCAAATGTTCTCCTTGTGCCTTCAATTCATGGAGGAAGAGGAAGTCGTTAGGATTACGGGCTCTCCCCTCAAGCAGGGCCTGTCGGACATTCACTCCCAATATGATCTGAACGTCAGGTTTGACGTTAGGGACGCAGACCCGGACTTTGTGCGAGAAAAGCTCAAGTCCATCGTAGAGACTGTCGTTCCTCTGGACGTCTCCGGCGTCATTGACCGCGACAAGCTGGTGAAGCTCGTCATCGAGTCCATCAGCCCTGACGCCGCGCGCGAGCTCGTCATCGACAAAGCCACGGCCTCCCAGAAGCTGTATAAGGACGTCACCAATGACATAGCCCTCATGATGCTCGGCAACGAGGCTCAGTATGTCGAAAACGACCCGCAGGCCTCCTCGAAGCTTCAGTTTGCTCAGGATATCCTCGCGAAGAACCCGAAAGCACAGCAGGCGGCTCAGGGAGATCGCATCTTCCAGATACTCCTCGAGAACTACATGAAGCAGCTTCAGTTCTCCGTTGAACAGGAGAAGAACAAGCAGATCGGACGAGTTGGCGTATCTCCCGCGTCTGACAAGATTCAGGAGGAGTTTGGCAAGGCTCAGGAAGAGGAAGCCGCCGCGGCCGCCGAAGGTCAGGCTCAGGCTCAGGCCCCTCAGGTCCAGACCCAGCAGCCTCCCATCCAGATGAGCATCTAACCCATGACCCCTGAATCCAACAAATACGTCCAGAACGCATTCGGCGCAACGGACCCCAACTCGGTCGAGCTCTTCAAGGCCGTCCTTGTAGTGATAGACTACGCCTTGCAGATCGAAATGGCTAGGGTCATGGCACCTTCGACCACGGGAGAGGCTAGGACTCATTCGGCTGGCAGGCTCGACGCTCTTAACGAGATGCTCGTCCACCTTCAGGACCGAAGGGACTCCGCGCTTAAGCCGAAAACGGGTCAAACCAGCGAACAGCAATAGAGCGTATTGCTTTGACGCATACGACGGCCATCAATCCTTACGTCTCTGCGGACGTTAAACGCTGACCTACATGGAAGAAGACCAACAGCCACAAGCTGATCTCGAACTTGGGAACGAGACTAATCCCCCCATGCCCAACGCTAGGCAAGCCGATCCTAGCAAAAATGAAAGCCCGGAAGATTTTTTCTCCCGGGTCCTGTCTGGCGGCCAGATAGAACAGACCACCGGCGTGGAGTCGCCGGAAGCGCCCGAGGCAGAAACGCCAGAGGCAACCACGGAAGCCGAAGATGCCGAACAACAGTATGACGATAGCCAAGACCGCTCCACCAAAGGCGTTCAGAAGCGACTCGCCAAGCTTACGGCCCTAAGGCGGGAAGCCGAGGAAAAGGCTAGCAGGCTAGAACAGGAAGTCGCAGAACTCAAGCGATCCAAGGTCGTCGAGAAGGCTCAGTTGCCCAATCAATTCGCGCAACTTGAAAGCATTACCGATATACAGGCCGAGTTTGAGAGACAGCGAAAAATCCGACTATTCTGCGAGCGTTACCCGGACGGATACTACCCAGAGGGGGAAGGAGAACCCGTATCGAAGGAGAACATGTCCAAGGCGAAAGTCAGGGCACTCCAAGCGATAGAGGAGGACCTTCCTAGGCAGCTGGCGTATGTAGAGGAGAAGAACAAGGCCATGCAATTCGCTCGAAGCGAGTTCAGCTGGCTTGCTGACCACAAGGATGAGCGAACGACTAAGGTTAAGGCCTTTATCGACGCAGTCCCTGAGATCAAAAGGTTCCCCGACTACGAAATATACGCCGCGCACATGGTCAATGGAATGACGAGCTACAAGGCTCAGAAGTCCATGGCCCAGAAGTCCCAAGGTAGGGTTCCGGTGCAACCGACTATGAGCAGCGTTCCTGCGCCGCGTCAGCCCCAAAAGAGCGACCCGGTTCAGTATGCTTCTAGTGTGGAGCGCTACCGCAGGAGCGGATCGATCGACGATCTGGCTGATGTGTTCAAGAACAAGTTCATCTAACGACCAAACATCATGGCTAATCTCTACGAACGGGACTTCCAGAATCAGCGCCCCCTCCCCGGCGCCCGCATCGGTATCCGCGAGGAACTGAGCGACCTCATCCTCAACGTCGACGCCAAGGACACGCCCATCTCCTCGATGGCTAAGCGTGGCTCCAAGCCCGGCAACACGACCTTCCGCTGGCAGGTCGACCGCAATCCCGAGCCCTCCGTGGAACTCGGTATCGTGGACGGCAAGGACGTCGATCCGAACAACCTTACCGGTGCCAACGCTGGCCTCGGTGGCGGTGAGTTCAAGCAGTATACCGTCGGCTACAGGACTGAAGTCGAGAATAACATCCACATGTTCCGCAGGGCCGTCCACGTCTCTAACCTGACGCAGGATATCCTCAATATCGCGGGCGTTAAGGATGAGCTTTCTCGCCAGCTCTCCAAGGCCACCATCGACCTGAAGCGCTCCATGGAGCTCACCTTCACCTCGGATATCCTTCCGGTCCTCGATAACGGCACCCTGCCCTATCGCACCCGATGCCTCACGGCGTGGATCAAGCCCGAGCTCGCTTCTGCCACCGTGAACACCCAGCTGAAGTATGGCATTCAGGCCAGCAACTCCAGCGCGGGCAACTACAGGCAGGAAATCCGCTCGATCAACGAGAACTTCCTCACTCCGTCCAGCTCCATCATCGGAACCGGCCTCACCGTCGACAATCTCTCTGAGAACGACGTTCAGGACGTCATGACCTCCGTCTACGAACAGACCGGTCAGTTCCGCTCGCATGAAGCCGTCGTCGGAACCTCCCTCAAGAGGCAGTTCACGAACCTCGTCTACACCCAGCGCGCTCCGGCTCAGGGAAGCTCCATCGCCAACAACCGCGACGCCAACTCGGACACCATCAAGGCTTCCGTCGACGTCTTCGAGGGCGACTTCGGCCGCCTCTCGCTGATCCCGTCGCAGTTCCTGCATGCCGGCGTCAACCCCTACACCATCAAGTTCGTCGCTGGCGACACCGATGGTGAGTGGCACGTCTACGATGGCGACACCTCCATCGCTGCCAACGTCGTCGACAACAAGGTGACTTGGAACGGCGACGTCCCGACTGTCACCGCCGGAACGAACAACGCCAAGTATGCCACCGAGGCCCTCGCCAAGAGGCACGTCAATCTTCACGCTCAGAACGCGAAGACCAAGGGCTTCATCATTCCGTGGGAATACCTCGAGATCCGATACGGTGGAAACATCGCTCAGGTCCGCGAGCTCACCGAAAACGGTGGTGGTCCTCGTCGCATGATGGAAGCCATGGCCGCTCTGGTCGTCCAGAGCCCGCTGTGCTTCGGCATGTTCGACTACAAGGCCAACAACGCCTAATCATACGAGGTCATGGCTGAGCTGCCGCCCATCCATGAAGCCATCCCGGGCGACCTTCTCCAGCCCATGCTGGAGGAGTTTCGCTCGGGGTGGAACCTCCGTAAGGTCCAAGCAGAGGCAGCTCGGAAGCTCATCGCCGAGACCAACAAAAATGAGCACCAATTTTCCGAGGGTCTGGGCCAGCTGAAGGCCCGTATCCCCATCGACTTTTATCAGCACATGAAGTTCTTGTTCGGTCCGCAGATATGGAACGACAAGAAGTTCCTGAACAGGGTCCTCCAAGAGAATCCTGAGTTTAAGCCCAACGTCGCGGCGAAAACGCAGATCGTCGCCCCGGGGCTTCCCTTTTAACCGCCATGGAACAATATAACGAAGGCCGAATGCCTAGGCGTAACGCCGGGCCCACTCCGCCCACCCCTCCCGCCGCCCTCAAGCATAGCCGGACCTACAATCCTAACGCTTACGAAAGCTCGGCCGACATAGTTGCCCGAAGGAACGCACAAAACGCACTTCAGAACACCGTTCGCGGGAGCGACAATAGGGCGAACTACATGGCTGATGCCATAAGCTCTCCTCGCCCTCAAATGGCGATGCCCCAAATGCCTCGTCAGGGAATGTTTGGACTCACCCCAAGCGCGCCAAATCAGATACAAACCCCGTTCCATTATTACCCGAGCTTTAATCAGGGCGGATCTAGCGACATAGACGCCATAATGGGAGAACTCGCCGACAGGGAGTTTAACAGGAGCAGGATGAGCGATATGGCTCCTATGATTCCAATGGACCCGAGGAACCGAATGGACTCAGTTCCGTTTGGCGGAGAATGGTCTGCCCCTCAACCCCCTACCCGAGGAATAGATCCTAGCATGGGCATGGGAGGTATCAAGAAGGGCGCCAGAAAGGGAATGGGCGCCATGGGTGTCTTGGGCGGAATGGCCGGACTTGGCATGAGCTTGGCAGACATGACCCCTGAGGAAATAAATCAGATGTATCTGTATCTATCTCAGGGTGGTGCGTTTGGCGGCGAAAATTATCCGGGTCCGTAATAATGCGATCGGCGAACTTCAGCGAAATACTTCACTCTGCCTTGCAGTTCTGCGGGCTGGACAGGAATCTCACGACGCTGGACAGGTTCGCCATGATCCGCGACTTCGCCAGCCGCCGCATCCAAAAGATCTGGGAATCCAACGATTGGCCTGATCTGAAGCGATACACCCGTTGCTCGACCAATGTCGAAAACGAGAGGCGCAAGATAGTCACTCCTGCCGACGTCGGTCAGGTGATATGCGTTTGGTCTAAGGACCCGTTGGCGTCGTCCCATGGAGTCCAGAAAGACTTCGAGGGCATCAACGACGGCTTTTATTTGGCCAACGACAATGACTCAGAGGTATGGGTCGAGCACCGCCCTGATGCCCCTGTTTTATTTGGCGACCCTTGGAAGCCTGCTACCGCTTACCATAAGGGGGCTCAGGTCTATTACGACGAAGGCCCGGGACTTGCCGGCATCGTGGATGGAGCCTCTGCCATAGTGCCCGTCAATGGATACCCGACCAAAGGTAACTTTTGGAATTACAACGGCACCAGCCCTTCGAGCCCGGGGACCCCTCCCGACATAGATCCTAATTGGACAAAGGTGGTCATCCCGCGGCTCTTCTCTGACTACATATCCCAAGGAGCCTTCTCCGACTATAGTCGAGCTCAGGGCAACGCCGACGTCAATACGCTCGGCTTCATCGAAAACCGAGCCGAAGAGGCGAAGGACCATGCCCTAGACCAAGTCTTGCGCCAGCAAGGCATGACCCGAAAGATCAATTTCCGAAGCTACTAACATGTTCAACAAGACCACCCCCCTAATCAAGCGGTTCAAGACGAAGTCGTTCACGGCTTCCGCAACCGCCACCGAGATACCGCCTGTCGAGCTCGGAGAGCAGCGCATCCAGATCCATATTCAGCCCAAGGCGGCCAACTGTGTGATCAAGTTCAATGAGTCCGATGCCGACGGCTTCCTTGTTCTGACCAACGGCATCTACATTATCGAAGGTTATCAGGGTCCGCTGTTCATCACCGGATCTGGCTCGGTCATCGTCTACGAGGGCGTCATCTAATGGGATCGTCGTATCTGCCCCCTCCGGAGCAGAACGTCGTCAACGTTGGCGATGAAATCTCCGCCAGCGCGCTTGCGGGCATACAAGCGGCTAACCCCGGCCTGTCTGCTCAAAACCCCGTCGCGTCTGTTAGTCATGTCGATGGCAGGATAAACACCATACAGCTTACCCCCGGCCCAACAGGCCCGCAAGGCCCAGCAGGTATTCAAGGCCAGCAAGGCATCCAAGGCATCAATGGCGACACATACGCCACGACGTCCACGACCAGCGCGTCCGTCAGCAACGGAACAAAGACTTTCACGCTTGAAGCCGGACTAGCTTACACAACCCAGCAGAGCGTCGTCGTGGCATACGACGCCGCTCATCACATGCACGGAGATATTATCTCCTACGATGCGTTGACCGGAATTGCCGTCATCGAAATCAAGAACCACACCGGAAGCGGAACGTATAATTCTTGGACGATCAATCTTGAAGGCGCGGCTGGTATCCAAGGTCCGCAAGGCATCCAAGGCCCGCAAGGACCGGCGGGTTCAGCGGGCCCAGCGGGCCCAGCGGGCCCAGCAGGAGCTAGCGCGGCGCAATGGGTTTATCGCGGCGAATACGATAACGGCATAACCTACAACCTTAATGACTTTGTAACGGCCGATGGCTCAAGCTATGTGATGTATGCCTTTATTGGAGCTGCGGGATACCATCCTGCGAGCCACCCGGGAAATTGGCAGCTTGTAGCTAACAGGGGCGAAGCGGGACCCCAAGGCAGCAATGGTAGCGACGGAGCCCAAGGGCCTGCGGGCAATGACGGAGCCCAAGGACCTGCGGGTCCCGCCGGTGCTGGCGTGATTAATTGGCAGGGCACTTGGGATAGCAGGACCTACCAAATCAACGATGCCGTAAGCCACGATGGATCCAGCTACATTTGCCTCAGTATAAACTCCGGGAACACGCCTTACGAAGGAAGTGGATATTGGGGCCTGTTAGCTAGGAAGGGCGACCAAGGTCCGCAGGGCAACGACGGCTCATCTGGTGGCGGTTCCAGCCCTCCTTACTACCACTCCGTGTGGGCTTACAATACTTGGTATAACGCCACCGTAAGCGTGCTCAACGACACTAACTATAATTACTACAATGTCCTCACCTTCTAAAATCACCACGCCTGTCGAAGCCGGCAAGGTCGGCGTATTCTACGACGCCGCGTCGAAGACAATCAGTCACTACGCAAAGTTTCCTCACGCTGGAAACATTGTCACGGCTATGCCGGTGTTGATCGCAGACAATGACGAGGCCTTGAAAACCGCCATAGCCGCCATTGGGCTCATTGAAAGACCTTCCCCCACCAACCCATGATCACTATCATCCTCATCTCTATTTCCTTCGTCGGCGGCGTTTACGTCGGCGCCCGCTGGGCTGAAAAGCTCCGCGAGGTCTACCACTCCATCACCGGTAAGTAATGGCCAGAGAGGTCACAGCCGACGCTGACCTGAGGTTCGAGGGGTTCGCCAGCTATCCCAATAGCGCGACCTTCGAGCCTAGCTCGTTTCTGGAATACGCCAGCAACGTCAGGATAATGGACGGAGTGATCTCCCCAAGGAAAGGCTCCAAGCTGGCGTTCGTCGCCGGACAGGGAGCCGACTACGCGGTGGCCTCGCACGGCAAAACCGGCGACCATATCAAGATATTTGGATCCAATCAGGAATATCTGATAGACGACAACGCCTCCCAAGTCATCCCGCAGATACAGGGATTCCCTAGAGTCAGGGGTCAGGGCTACACTCAGTCTATCTGCGCCGAGTCAACCGACTTGGACTACGTCGCGGGTGGCAATATCACCGAGCGGCTGGTCACGGCAAAAGACGATCAGCTCAGGTTCACCGCCTATAATGGCGTAAAGCCCGTTCCTATGGACACGATAAGCCTCGTCCAAGGCACCTATGACAGGATACAAGCCTTGTCTACTAGCCATAACATGGTCTTGGCCTTCGGAAAACGAAGCATCTACATGGTGAAGGCTGGAGCTGGATACCTCGCCTCCCAGAAGAAACAGGACGCGCTTCATCAGGTTCAGAAAATAAGCTCATCCGACGGAGCTACGGGCCCAGACGCTGTCGCATCCTCTGGTGGAATAACCGTTTTCTTTGATGCCAACCGCCGCCCGGGCATAAAAGTCCTCGCTGGCGACAAGTTTTCCGAGGGGGCTGAGCCCATGAGCAGCGTGATCCAAGACATAATGGACCAAGTCGACCCTTCGGCTTACCAAAAGGTGTGCATCGTCGCGTATGCTGGCAGATTTTACGCCACCCTTCCCATTATTGGAGGCAAATGGAAGGTGTTGGTGGTGAATCCGCAGATAAAGGGCATGTTCGAGTCGCTCGACGAGTATCCTTTCAACCCTACGACGCTACTTGTCGCCAGAAAAGCCGACAGGCCTCGCCTTTTTGCCTTCGATTCAACCAGCGGGAAGATCTTTTTGCTCGAAGAGGGCGAGTTTGACTCAGGAGCGACCGCGTTTGAGCTCATAACGTCAGAGGTCAGGACGAGGAACTACATGTTCCGGACCATGACCGACAAGAAGTATGACGCGTTCTTCGTCCAGATGGACAACGCCGACAATTCCAGCGTCCAGATCAAGGCAATAACCATAAACCCTGATGGCGAGCACATCATGGACAAGTTCAGCTCGGCCAAGGGAAACACGATTAGGCGTGGTTTGGTCAACAAGCGGGCCATGGGAGCCAAGCTCAAGATCATTGTCACGGGCGGATCGGCTCGCATCCTAGCATGCGGCCTTGAGGCCGGAATCGCAGGCAAATCATTCTTTAGCATCTACTGATGGCTTACATTGATCCAAACACCGGCCAATGCGTAGGTTGCAATAATTCGCTTCCTCCAACGGGCAATCAGACGACGACCACTACGGCGTTTCCTGCGTTCAGCTTTCCTACGGCCCATGTAACGACGACTAGCTCATTCCCTGTAGACGCTCAGGGGTTTGTAACCAATCAGGGGTATGTCCTGTATGGAAGGCATCTGATTAACGAGATGCTCGGAGGCATAGAGGCTCACGGCGAGTGTATGACCGAGTGGGCCAGCGCGAACACCGCGGCGAAGACGGCCATGTCCAATGACGTCTTGTCTTTTGCTCCGGGATTCAGGAGCTCGATGCTCTTCGGCATGGCCGGAGAGGGGCTTCCGGGCGTAACCACCAGCTACGTCGACAATGTCCCCACCAAGCAGGACCAGCGGGCCAAGCTAGCAGAGCTGGCGGCTGCGGCAAAAGCCCTCCTTGAGGATCAGGAAATAGACCCTACCCAGAACTCCCAATACGCTGCCGGTCTTAGCGCGGCCATGGGTGGAGGTCATAATGCCGTTCCTGCCATCAGGGACAATATCACCTTCGAGCAGAAGCTTCAGGCCAAGCAGATAGCCTATGCGGCATATGCTCAGGCTCTGGACGCATACTACAAGACCTACACGGCTACCGCGACTCAGCTTGGAATGTCGGCCAATCAGGCCGGCCTTAACGCTTCAGCGACCATACCGACGGTTGTTCCGTTTGAATCCCAGCTAGCGGGAGATATCTACGCCAATTGGCAGGATATCAAGAATACCGGACAGATGCGCGACCAACAGATCAGGCAGACGATCAATGGAGCCAGAGGCATAAAAGCATTCAACGACATGTCTGAGAATTGGATCTACAGCACGGCTTGGAATGGAGAAACCATAGCCGCTGTCGGAGGCATCAGGTCTCAGTATCGCGCCGCATCCACTTACTAACATGCAACAGCTCAACTCACTATACCGAGGAGATAGCAGCGACAGCCTGTCCAACATAATGGGCATGCAGTATGCCCCGCAGAACGCCATAAATCAGTTCACGTCCCAGATGGGGATCACGGGACTGAACAACATGGCCGCTTCAAACCGGCTATCCATGGAGCTCGCGTCGCGAGAAGGCATGGAGCGCAACAGGCTTAAGGAGCAAATGAGGGCGACTAATCTGAACTACCTGCTCAATGACAGGGCCGCAAACCTTGCCGATCAAAGGTTTGGGTTTGACGTCGATAAGGATATTTTCGGACGCCAGAAAGACGTAGCCACATTCAACCAGACCAACGCCAACAATAAGGCCAATCAAGACGTATTGGCAAAGAACGCGGAAACGCAGCGAATAATGGCGCTCCAGCCCAACAAAAACAGGATCAGGACGGAGCAAGACGAGGACGCCGACGCATTGGCCGAATGGGATATATACACGACCCAGCTTCAGCGAATGATGGATCGCATCCCTGAGAACGAGCAAGACCCCCAGAAGGCCGCCGACAGGAAGGCGATGGGAGATTGGATCAAGGTCATAGGAGGCTGGAAGGGTAAGGCGGATCACCGCAGGTATCTCAAGGCGTTCAAGAACTCTCCGATGTTCAACCCGCTGTTCGGCATAGTCGGCGCGAAGCCCGGAGAAGAAACAGTCAAGGTGCATTAATTCATGCCGGGCAACCTCTATCAATATGTCCCCAAGGC